AAAATAACATGGCTTGACGCCAGTGTGCCAAAGCCAACTTACGAAGAAGTATTAGCAGAAATCACAAGATTAGAAAAGTTAGAACCAATGAAAATTCTTAGGGCTGAAAGAAATGAATTAATTGCAGCTACTGATTGGCGAGCCACGATTGATTACCAAGGTACAGATCAAGCAGAATGGCTGACTTATAGACAAGCACTGAGAGATCTTCCAGCTACGGCAGAACCCAAATTAGAAAATGGAATGTTAACTAATGTAACTTGGCCGGAGAAACCTGAGTGAGTAAAATACCCCATTTAGGAAATAAAGCAGTTAATGGTGCGGGTTTATCACAGTTAAATATTGTTAATGAAGATTATACAACACATGCTAATACAAATGTTTTATTTTTTGGAACTGTCACATTTAATGAAACAGTCACAGTAGGAGTAAGTTCGGAAATGATTTTGTTCAAACCTGAAGTAGATTTTAAGAAAACTGTAGATATTAAAGGAACTTTAAATTGGATAACATAAATGGCAGATTTTAAAATAAACGGCGTTACTTTTGCAAGTGAAACAGGTGGTGTAGTTAACCTTTCAAATGCAAATGTATTCCCTACTGGGCATATTATAAATTTTGTAACTGCAACATCAACTACTGAAGTAATTAGTGATAGTACAACCAATTGGGTAAATACACTTCTATCTGCACAAATAACACCAACATATGAAAATAGTAAAATTTTTGTTTTATGTACTTTTTCGATTGCAAGTAATAATCCAAATTATCTTGCGTTAAAAGTAGATAGAACAGGTCCATCAACAGTAAGTTTAGGACATACTGGGACATACATAAACACTGGATTTGTTAATGGTGCATCTACTTATTCGGGATTTGATTCTCCTGGAACCAAATCCGAATTATGCACATACACATTATGGTTTTACGCAACCTCTAATGCAGCTAGTCAATATTTTAATTATGACAGTGGTACTCCGCCAGGAGAAACTTCACCTTCAGCTAATATGATTTTAATGGAGATAAAACAATGATTAAAATAATAGATGCTTTATCTGCATTAGAAATTAAAGATTTTGTAGTTTATGGAAATCCTAAAAACGAAACTGAATTTATAAAAATGTTTCGTAAAGTTATTGGAAAAGAAGAAAATGCAAATACAATATTAAGTGAAGATCCTAATAGTTTTGGAGTTACCTGGAGTCAAGTAGCGGCCAAGAAACTAGAATTAGAGGCGGCAGAACCCATGCGCATATTAAGAATAGAAAGAGATAAAAAGTTACAAGAGTCAGATTGGCGAACTAATAATGACTATCCTTATGCTGATGCAGATGCATGGGCTACATATAGAACAGCATTAAGAAATTTACCAGCAGAAATTGCCGCAGGTAATGTTACTGCACCCACAATAGAAAACAATAGTTTAATTTTTAATGATTGGCCAGAGGTTCCTGCATAATGGCATATATAGGAAAACAACACACATTAGGAAGTCTTGCAAGTTTAGATGGTGTACAAGTCAAAGCTAATGGACTTTCACAAAAAAAAGATATTGATGATAATGTTGTTGTACCTGCAGATGAAAGCGTTGTTTATTTTGGGTCAACAAAATTTAAAGGTAGTGTCACAGTAAACGGTGATCTAATAATAAGTCATGGAAATCCTGATTTTATTCAAGGCGTTTCTGTAACAGGAAATATTTACGTAGAAACAAAAAGGTAAAAAATGCCTAGCATAGTTTTAAATGGTGTTGAAGTAATAAATGAAAATGGAGGTGCTGTTACACTTGGTGTTCCAGGAACTATAATTCAGACAAAACAAACATTATATAGAACAACAGTTTCTTTTAATCATAATAGCGGTAATTATACTGAAATTAGTGGTTTTAATGTAACTACAAATGCATTAATGGATAATGTTCAATTTTATATTTCTTATGATGTTTCAGCAGGTGTGTCAACTGCAAATGACCATGCTTTATCTACCTCAGTATTTAAAGATTCAGACTCTGCACCATTGGGCGGTTTTACAAATAGCACTCAACCTGCTGGGCAAAAACCCTCACATGGGCATTCACCCGGTTACATTAACAATTCAACAACTAACCAATACAGAATGTTTTTAATGAGAGGTTCTCTTTTATATACGTCAACACTTAATAAGAATGCTTCAATTACATTTAAGATTAAAGTTTTTCAGCATGATACGGGCAGTGAGTCAGCATATGTAAATATGATGGCAAGTGAAGTTAATGACGTTTGGACTCCTAGGTCTGTTTCTCAATTAACCGTTCAACAAATATCAGTATAATGTGGATTACAAAAGCCTTAGATATTCTTACCCCAAAGGCGGGGTTTTCAGTACATGAAGATAATATTAATAAAATAGAATGGTTTTCTGAAGATATAGAAAGACCATCAAATGATACTATTTTAAGTAAGGTTTCGGAGCTAAAATCAGCCGAACCTATGAGTCTTTTAAGAATAGAAAGAGATAGATTACTTGCAGAATCAGATTGGAGAGATCTTCCTAGCTATCCAGGATCTAATCAAGAATCATGGAGAACTTATAGACAGGCGTTAAGAGACTTACCCTCAGATACAGAAGATACTAGTAATCCAACATGGCCAACTGCACCAGAAACGGACTAAATGCCTAGTGCTTTAAGAATAAAAGAATTAAGAAATTTATCTGATAATGTTTTGCTAGATAATGGAACATTAACAAACAATGTTGCATTCCCTGCTGGTAAAGTATTGCAATCTACACAAGTTTATACATCAAGTTACATATCTGCCGGAACCTTGACTTCAACTGCCGATAGGTATCTAGTTAATGGTGCTAAAACAGTCATGAGTAATACTGTCAGACACGGAACAGGAACAGACATTATAACAACCAGTAATGACTATGTACATACACTTACTGCTAAACAGTCAAATTCAATCTATAGAATGCATTTGACAATACCTGTATACATAACTAATGCTACACATGGTTATATGTCTGTCATTGCTGCACAAATGCAATATAGCACATCACCAACTTCAGGATATACGGCATTACGTGAGAGCAATGATGATAATAATGAAGGACTTCTGATTTGGTATCAAGATAATAGAAGTACATACGGAAACTCAGGTCAAGATTTGCATAGAGTCAGTGGATTTGATGATTTTTATAGTTCATATTCTGCTGGAACAACAATTTACTTTAATGTAAGAATCAAATTTGACCGTACATCTACTGAAAAATATTTCAAATGTTATGTGGAGGAAATTGCAACATGAATTTACCTAATATGCCAAGTTGTATGGAAATTTTAAGAGGTAGAAGAACGGCACTCCTAAAAGAATCTGATTGGACATTAATGCCAGATTCACCATTGTCAGACGAAAAAAAAAGAGAATGGGAAACCTACAGACAAGCACTAAGAGACTTGCCAGTAAACAATCCAGATCCACAATGGGAAAATAGAGATAACACTAAACTGCCAGACATAACTTGGCCGGAGGTACCTGAATAATGGCAAACGGTATAAAACTTTTACGTGGAACTTTAGTAGAACATAATAACTTTAACGATTTTGAAAATGGAGAAATCACTGCAATTACCAATGATGCAGGTACTTGTCTCGGTGAATTAAGAATTCACACTGGAGACAATTCTGCTGGTAAACGTATAAATAATACAGAGATTCCTATCAAAGATAGTTCCGGAAATGATGTTATAAGTGAAAGCTCTGGAAATATCACAATCACTGCAACAAACTATGTAGGTATTGAAACTAAAATGGTATCAGGTCTTTCACCAACTGTTGCTTCAATTGCTTTAGGAGGATGAATTTAAATGGCAGAAGCATTCAAAAGAAATTCTGTTTACATACAAACAGCACAAACAACAATACTACCAACAGTTGCGGCAAATACTCAAGTTGTAATCATTGGATTATTAGCATCAAATAAACATACATCAGACCATGAAATAACTGTAGAAATAAACGATGGTTCAAATACCTATAGTTATATCACTAATGCTCCAATTCCTGTTAGTAGTTCTCTTTCTCTATTAGAAAATAAAATTGCGTTAATGACTGGAGACAGTTTATTAGCTAAAGCAGATGCAAACAACGTAATAGATATGACGGTTAGTTTTCTAGAGATGACGTAATGGCAGAACTTCAAATAGGTGGGAGAACACTGGCGACACAGGCAGGAACCGCACAACCAGTATTAAAAAATACTGTGCAGGTTGAAAGTGGAATTAATTTATCTAACCCTGCACTATCGTTTACAACTCCAAATAATGTAAATAATTTTACTATAAAAGCTATCGATGCTCCTATTACAGATAGTCAAACTGGAACCACACCGGATGTAAGTAATAGTAATAGTGGTCAACTAGCAATCTATAATGGCACAACAAAATTATGGGGCATCACTGAACACGGATATGTAATTAAACCAAAAATACCTGCTTTTAAAGCAAGGAAATCGGCTGTAGTAAATACCACGGGCAATGTTATTTTTGATATAGTGGTATTTAATCAAGAAAATTTTTATGACAACACTACTGGTAGAGCAACTGCACCTGTTAGTGGACTTTACTTTTTACTGGTAAAAATTAATCATCATAATAGATTAGATATGGAAATTATGGTAAATGGATCTGGTGGTTCCGAAACAGGATATAGTCATGTAGAAAGAGGGCAGTTTAGTACTAGCAACACAGGTGCTGGATGGTATTCTAGTAACGTAGTAACAGAGGCTCAGTTGAATGCCGGAGACTATGTAAGTATTAATGTAAGTGTTTTATCGCAAAACTCTGACCCAAATGAGTGGGTACATTTCAGTGGATATTTAATAGGTTAAAGAAAATAAACTACACAGTATAAGGATATAAACTGAATAATGGCAGAAAGTATATTAAAAACAGATGAGATAAGACTGTTAAACAATCAAGTGTTAATGACAGATGGTACTTTGTCAAGCAATGTTCAATTCCCTGCTGGGCATGTTATACAAACAGTTTCACACAATGCACTTGCTAATGCTCATGAAGCAGTTGGTAATTCTAGCACCTATACATCATCCTTTTTACAAGATACTATCACAACAAAATTACAGAATAGCAAAATACGAATTAACTTTTATACAAGTAGAGCGCATTCTCAGCAGGGTACAATGGGTTCTGTCTGGTTACAAAAAACAATTGGCGGGACTACAACTCAAATACATCAAGATAAGATAATTTATTATTGGGGAAATATGAGTTGGCAGTCTGGAAGTTCTTTGTATCAAGAATTACATATTGATTTAGTTGATTCACCAAATGTTGCTGCAGGAACTGCTATTACTTATGCAGCAAGATATCGTAGACCGTCAGGCTCACATACTTTTTATTTTGTTCATAGTGATGCGTATTATCAACGAGTTTTACAGGAGATTGCGCCGTGACTGATTATCGAGATATGGCATTAAAAGCGTTAGTTCCTGGATGTCAATATGCATCGCAAAATAATGAAATCTTTTGGGATGTAGAAGAAAATAATGGAGTTGTTTGCCCCTCACAAGAACAAATACAAAAAAAAATAGTTGAATTGCAAGCTGCGGAACCAATGCGCCTACTAAGACTCCGAAGAGATCAACTTATAACAGAAACTGATTGGTGGGTGCTACCAGACCGAACACCTACACAAGCACAATTAGATTACAGGAAAGCACTGAGAGATTTACCTGCAACTACAGAACCGGAATTAGATAATAATGGTAATCTCATAAACGTAACTTGGCCGGAGAAACCTGAATAATGGCAGGAATACTTAAACTTGATCAATTAGAAGAAATCACTAGTGACCAAGGTATCAAATTATCTCATAATTTAAAAGACCCAACTGGAAATAACATTTTAACTGTTGGATCAAGCAATGCGTCATTAGGTAGTGGAATTGATATTAGTACTCCTTTATCTACTGCTACATTTCCTGCTGGGAATATTTTGCAAGTTGTAGAATTACATGATGACAATTATAAAACGATAAATTCTGCATCTATTAAATGTTATGATATACAAATTACAACTAAGCAAGCAAACTCTAAAATTTATGTAATGATTAATGTCGGTAGATCTTGTCGAAATCACGATACTGACGTAGCATTAGCTATGGGATATAAAACTGGAGCAATATCATCAAGTTCTGCAGACTATACTTCATTACACAGTTCCAAATATACAAGACAGATAGAAAGCAATTTAGGTAGTTTTTGGTCGCAAGACACTCACGATCCTGGAGGTGGAACATGGAGTGGTCAATATGCAATAATTCCCGTCATTTTTACTAAACTACATTCTCCTAATGTTGCCAAAAATACACTATTATCATATTCTCTTTGGGGATCTTCTGAAAATGGCACATTTTATATTGGAACATCATATTATACAGGTTCAGGAACTAACGGATATGATAATAGTATTACTTTGATGGAGATTTCTAATGGTTAGACCTAGACAAATATCCATTAATAATGTTATGGTAGAATATTATAGTAATTATAGTTGGGGTATGACTGGACCAAATTATTCAGATATAGTTTGGAAATCAAATCCTGAAGATATGCCTAGTATAGAAGTATTAGAAGAAAAAAGGGTTATATTACAACAACTAGAACCTTTGAGATTCCTAAGAGAAAAGAGAAATATACTATTAACTGAAACAGATTGGAGAGCAACTGTTGATTACCCCGGGTCAGATAAACAGTCATGGTTAGATTACAGGAAAGCACTAAGAGATCTTCCCACCACAGCAGAGCCTGAATTAGATGACTCTGGTAATTTAGTTAACGTAACTTGGCCAGAGGTACCTGAATAATGCCATATATAGGTTCAGCAATACAAAATGTAAACACACGTTCAGCCGTTGACCATCAACAACTTTTGGGTTCAATGGCTGATACTACTATACAGTCTGGATATTCAACATTTTTTGTTAACTATTCTCCAGGTAATGTAACTGTAAGTGTTGCGGGTGTACAGATTAGTCACGCAAATTATATTGCTACTAACGGTACTGATGTTCGTATTTTAAATTCTGCTGTTACAATTAATGCAAACGATGCTGTAGAAATAACAGGATTTAATGTACCAACAAGTCAAGTATTAGAAAGAACAAATGTTAATATAACTGGTGGAACAATCAGTAATGTTGATTTTGTTGGTGCAAACAATACGCAATTATCCGTAGGATTACCTATAGTAGATAGTTCTGGAAATAATATTATTAGTGAAAGTGGCGGTAACATTAATTTAAGATTAGCTCCAAGTTCTGCACCAAGTAATCCAATAAAAGGGGATATATATCTTGATAGCACTGACAATCATTTAAAAATTCATACAGGTTTTCTTTTTGTAGATATTGCTAATGCAAGTGATAATTTATCTGTACAATATGTAGTAGTTGGTGGCGGCGGTAGTGGAGGTGACGGAACATCAGGAGGTGGAGGAGGAGCGGGAGGTTATCGTTCTTCTGTAACAAGTGAATCTAGCGGAGGTGGTGCAAGTGTTGAACCGGCACTTACAATAGAATATAATACTTCTTATATGGTTACAATTGGTTCTGGAGGTACAGCATCAGTAGGTACTTCCAATCAAGCTGGTACAAATGGAAATAACACACAGATTTTTAACATAATTAGTTTAGGTGGTGGTGGTGGCGCTGGAGAAGGAGATCCTACATTTAGTCATAATGGTAAAGATGGTGGTTCGGGTGGAGGTACTACTTATACAGGAGTACAGGGCAATGGCATAGCAACCCAAGGATATAATGGAGGTATTGGAACTTATGGAAGTAATAATTGGAGAGCAGGAGGTGGAGGGGGAGCAGGTGCTGTAGGAGGTAACAGTGTAGGAAGTAATGCGGGAAATGGTGGTATAGGAGTACTATCTAGCATAACAGGAGTTGCAACATATTATGCAGGTGGTGGAGGAGGTGCTATACAACATCTAAGTGGAAGTGGTCTTGCTGGTGCAGGAGGTTCTGGTGGTGGAGGAAATGGTGCAAGAGATCTAACATCTAATGGTGGTGGTAGTGTTTCTGGAGGAGACGGTGGAGCAAATACAGGTGGTGGTGGAGGTGGAGGAGCTAATGATGGAGCTACTTCTAGAGGAGGAAACGGAGGTAGCGGTATAGTAATTATATCTTACTTGAATACATATCCTGATTTACAATTAATTGATACATCACATACATGCAGAGGTGCAACTACAGTTTCAGGAACAACAACTCCGCCCCCTCCTAATACAAACAGAGCAGGTTATAAAACTTACGAATTTTTATCAGGCAGCGGAAACATAAGATGGTAACAAGGATAAACAATGGCCTACTTTGCAGAACTTGATCAAAACAATATTGTAACTAGAGTATTAACTGGTTCTTCCGAAGACGTAATTGATACAGAAACTGTCTTCACTGAAAAATTTGGAAAAATATTTAAAAGAACTTCATATAATACTAGTGGTGGAGTACATAAAAACGATCAATCTAAATCTTTTAGAAAAAACTTTGCTGGTGTAGGATATACATACGATAAAAATAGAGATGCATTTATTCCACCCAAACAATACAAATCATGGACATTAGATGAAGAAACTTGTTGGTGGATACCTCCTATTCCATTTCCAGAAGATGGGACAAAAACTTATGAATGGGATGAAGAAGCACAAACTTGGAATGAAATAAAAAATAATATAGAGGAATAATGGCATATCTAGGAAAACAACCTGTATTAGTATCAACTGAATTTAGAGATGAATTTAATATTACAAGTACTGCTAATACTGTTGTCACTTCTGGATTTGTAAATTCAGGTAGTTCAAATTATCTAGAAGTTTATAGAAATGGTGTACTTCTCGGTAGTACTGACTACACACTAAGCACAGATAATAAAACTATCAACCTGGTGGATTCTGCGGCTTCTGGTGACATCATTGTAGTAACTGGTAGAAGAGAAATAAATCAAGGATTAAAGGTCACGGAAAGAAGACATGAACATGTGATCCAAAGTGGAGAAACAACAGTTACCTTTCCATTTCCACTTACGGTTGATGGAACAGACGTTCATATTAATGGTGTAAAATTATGGTATGGAAATGGTTCTGGAGATGGAACTAACAGTGACTTTGCGATCAATGTTAATACTAAAGTTGTTTCTTTTGGTGTAAATCCTAGTGTTGGTGATGTTGTTTGTATTGTTAGTAGAGAACCAAGCGCAACTACTTCAACTCCTTTACCGATTACGGATAGTAATGGTGCAAGTGTACTTAGTGAAAGTAATGGAAAAGTTACATTAAATAATACAAATCTAGGCGGCTCAGTTGTTCCGAATTCCAGTTTCATGTTTCGCAACAAGATTATCAACGGCGGAATGCACATAGCTCAAAGAGGAACCTCATTTTCTTTTGCACATGATGGTACTAC